CGGGGCTTTATAAACCTTTTGCCCATCAAAAAGTTACATCGTCTTTCCTAACAATGCATCGCCGGTCATTCTGTTTTAACGAGCAGGGCACGGGCAAAACTGGCTCAGTCATCTGGGCATCGGACTACCTGCTGTCAAAGGGCGTCATCAAGCGGGTGCTGGTCATCTGTCCGCTGTCCATCATGGAGTCGGCATGGCGCAATGAGTTGTTCAGGCTGGCTATGCACCGCAGGGTAGACGTTGCCTACGGCAAGGCAGAGAAGCGCAAGGAGATCATTGCAGGGGATGCTGAGTACGTCATCATCAACTACGATGGTTTGGAGATCGTTGCCAACGATATCCTTAAAAGCAAGTTTGACCTTATCGTCATCGACGAAGCTAACGCCTATAAAAACCCTTCTACAAGACGTTGGAAGGTGCTCAACAACTTGATCAAACCGAGCACGTGGTTGTGGATGCTGACGGGCACACCTGCATCGCAGTCCCCATTGGATGCCTACGGCATCGCTAAGTTGGTGAACCCCGAAGGGATACCGCGCTTCTATGGTGGGTTCCGCGATCAGGTTATGCACAGGGTCACACAGTTTAAGTGGGTTCCTAAGTTAGATTCAGAACAAGTTGTCCACAGGGCGTTACAGCCCGCTATAAGATTTACTAAGGAACAATGTTTAGACCTACCAGAGATGACCTATGTAACCCGTGATGTACCACTTACTGCACAGCAAGAGAAGTACTATGAGCTACTACGTAGGCGTCTTATCGTACAAGCGGCAGGTGAAGAGATAACAACAGTCAACGCTGCTGCTAACTTAAATAAGTTGTTGCAATTATCAGGTGGTGCGGTATACTCTGATACAGGTGAAGTGATCCAGTTCGATGCAAGCAATCGACTGGCGGTGTTACGCGAAGTGGTTGAGGAGTCTAGTCACAAGGTGCTGGTGTTTGTACCGTACAGACATTCCATCGAAGTGGTTGCAGACGATTTGCGTAAGCACGGGTACTCGACAGCCGTCATTCATGGTGGTGTGTCGGCGGGTAAACGATCAGAGATTTTTGATCGTTTCCAAACGAAGGATGACCTACGGGTACTGGTCATCCAACCACAAGCGGCATCGCATGGGGTAACCCTGCATGCTGCCAATACGATTGTCTACTGGAGTCCGGTGATGTCCGTCGAGACCTACCTACAAGCCAACGCACGTGTGCACCGAGCAGGGCAGAAAAATCCCTCAGTGGTGGTGCACTTGCAAGGCAGCGGGGTAGAGCGCCGTATGTACAAGATGCTGGAGAACAAGATGGACATACACAACCGGATCATTGACTTATACGGGGAACTACTTACATAAAAAAGACTTGACACTGTTAATTTTTAGGTTACTATCCATACACAAACAACAAAGGAGAGCGTTATGACCGAGACAATATCGGTTGATAAACTCGTCGCCGTCTACATCAAGATGCGTGACAAACGTGCCGAACTTCTACGTGAATACGAAGAAGCTGATAGCGCGGTGAAGACACAGATGGAGCTTGTGGAGACCAAACTACTGGACACCTGCAAGGAGATCGGTGCTGATCGTCTGGGTAGCAAGCACGGTACGGTAATGCGTACTGTGAGGACACGCTACTGGACAAGTGACTGGGAGTCAATGCACAAATTCATCTTGGAACACAAGATGCCCGAACTGCTTGAACGCCGTATCAGTCAAACTACCATGAAACAACTGTTGGAAGAGAACCCCGAGCTTATGCCTATGGGGTTGAACACCGACAGCAAATACAGCGTAACCATAAGGAGAACTACAAGTGGAACTTGAAGCATCTATGACTGTGCCAGAAGTGGCAAAAATGTTGAGGATGTCACGTCAGACAATCTACAACATGATCCGCTAGGGAAAAATCCCTCATTTCCGTATAGGCACAAAAGTGCGTTTCAATCGCGCCGACCTTGATGCCCTAATGCAAACCAAACCTGTAACAACTGGAGAACCCAAATGAGCGAAATGACTTTGTTTTCTAAAGGCGGCAACACACTACCTGCCCACCTGAAGAACCTGCAACTTGATGCTACAACCAAAGCCCTGATGGGTGGCAACGGCATGGGTGGCAAGCGTATCTCTATTCGCGGCAACGTATTCCGCATGATGGTCGATGGCAAAGAGATTGCACAGAACGAAGACCGTGCAATGAACATCATCATCGCGGCGGCGAACGCTAACGTATCGAGAACATACTATGCAGGAACCTACCAAGAAGGCCAAGCCACGGCCCCCTCATGCTGGTCGAACGATGGTGTTACCCCCGATATCAAGTCTGAGTCACCACAAGCAAGCAAGTGCGCCTCGTGTGCACAGAACATCAAAGGCTCCGGTCAAGGTGATTCCCGTGCATGCCGATTCAGTCAGCGCCTTGCCGTCCTCTTGGAGAACGATATTCGTGGAGACATTTATCAATTGACGCTACCCGCGCAGTCTATCTTTGGTGCGGCTGAAAACGGCAAGATGCCCTTGCAGTCATATGCAAAGTTTTTGGGCGGTCACGGTTTGCCAGTGACGGCGGTTGTTACTGAAATGCGTTTTGATACTGCAAGCGCAACACCACGCTTGACCTTCAAGGCAGTGCGTCCGTTGGATGAAGATGAGTTGACCATGACCCAAGAGAAAGGTCAGTCCGCTGAAGCCAAGGCCGCTATTGCATCTACTGCTGCCCAAGCTGATGGTGTTACTAAGGTTTCTGCACCTACTGTTGTAGATACCGTTACGGGTGTTACCGTGACTCCTGAAATGGCACATGCAGTTGCCTCTGGCCGCACTAAAGACAGGGAACTTGGGGATAACAAAGGTGGTGTGACCCCACAGCAACTTAAAAACGTTGTTGCTGAACTCCAAGAAGAGACAGCAGAGCCAACCAAGCGCACCAGCAAAAAAGCTGCACCAAAAGATGTGGCTGACATCTTGGACGATTGGGCTGACGTTTAATAAAAGATGAGCGGGGTAACTCCCGCTCATCAAAGGAGAACAACATGCAACAAGAACTTTTTCCCGGCCTAGCACGTAACACCGACCCATCTACAAGCCATGAAGCTGCTGAGTCAATAGATACCACTGAGTTAGAGCAGATCGTTTATGAAGTTATCAAGCAGTTCCCCAACGGGTGCATCGGTGATGACATCGTAAAAATGTTGCCTGAGTTTGGAATTCAAACGATTAGCCCCCGCTACGCTCCACTGATTCGCAAGGGGTGGGTGGTTGATACAGGCGAGAGGCGTCAAGCGCGTTCAGGTCGTAGCCAGCGCGTAATGAAGGTAATTAAAAAAGAAGAATATGAACAACAGAGGCTATTCGCGTAAGTTTGTAGATGCGAACAATAAGGCAGACCCATTCCATGTGGGTGTGCAACTTGGTCGCATTTGCATTGAGCGTGACATCCCCGTACAAGATGTGGCGGAGCACGTAGGAGTATCACGACAAGCCATCTACATGTGGTTCTTAGGGAAAACAGTGCCCCACCCACCAAAGCGCAAAGTATTATGGGAACTGCTTGATCGCCTAGCGGCAAACACCGCGAATTGATTCCCCGCCCATGGTCTATCGCCAGTAGACCGGAAGGCATACCTGTCTGTAAAAGAGAGAACAATGACAACACGGAACCCCTTTCTCACATCTGTGCTTGCCCCCGAAGGCTTGTACTGTGTGGTTGGTTTGAAGAAGGGTGCGCCGAGGCAGACTTTTGTAGAAACGATTGATGAGATTGATGGAGTCGTAGATGGGCTTATCTCGCAGGGGTATGACGCATATTTTGGATGCGCTAAGTATCTCTTGGAGACCGAAGGCCGCACAGCGAAGAACGCAAAATGGTTCAGGGCTTTTTGGCTTGACCTAGATTGCGGGGAGAACAAACCATACGACACGCAAGCATCTGCACTGGATGCGCTCAGACTATTTGTTAAAACAACAGGGTTACCTCGACCCACCATTGTTAACTCAGGACGTGGCGTACACGTTTACTGGACGCTGAAGGAGACCATCGGTTATAACGATTGGAAGCCAACAGCCGAGACACTGAAGAAATTCTGTGCCTCATACAACCTGCTTGCTGACCCTTCCGTCACAGCAGATGCCGCCCGAATACTACGCATCCCCGAGACGCTGAACTTCAAGGACAACCCGCCTAAGCCAGTGAGCATACTGGTGGAATCGCAGCCCGTAGAGTTCACACGTTTCAAGACGTTGATAGGTATGGAAGTGGAGGAGGATGACGAGCCGCAGGGTTTGTTTGGTTCCGATTCCCCACCACGCCGCCCAATAGATGCAACGACCCGCGCTTTGATGGGTAACAGCATCTCGCGGTTTTCGATGATCATGCGAAAGAGTGCTGAAGGTGAAGGGTGTGCACAGCTACTGCGTATATACAAGGAGCAAGAGACTGTTGAGGAACCGCTATGGAGAGCGGGGCTATCAATCGCAATCAACTGTGAAGACGGTGAGAAAGCAATCCACAAGATTAGCAATCAGCATTCAGAATACGACCCACAAGAGACGTTCAACAAAGCACATGCTCTGCTAGAGAAGCCATACAAGTGCGCTACGTTTGCAAGCATTAACGCAACACCATGCCAAGACTGCCCCCATAAGAACAAGATTACTTCCCCGATTCAGATCGGCTCACGCATTGCCGAAGCCAAGGCAGAAGACAACATCGTTGTCATGCGTAACGCCATACTGGAAGAAGAGGTCACGGTTGAAATCCCTGACTACCCGTACCCATATTTCCGGGGCAAGAACGGCGGTGTGTACAAGCGCGGGTACGGCAAGGACGAGAAGGGGGAAGATCATAAGGATGAGTTGGTCTATGAGTACGACTTCTATGTCGTCAAGAGGCTGAATGATCCTGACACTGGAGAATCTTTGTGGATGCGTCTGCACATGCCCAAGGACGGCATACGTGAGTTCTCCGCGCCACTATCAAGCGTTTTATCTAAGGACAAACTGCGGGACGTTCTTGCATACCAAGGGGTTGCCGCATACAACAAAAGACTGGATTTACTTATGGGATACATCACCAAGTGGGTGCAAGAACTTCAGCACCTGTCAGAGGCAGAAAAGGCACGGCAACAATTTGGTTGGCATGAAAACGATACCAAGTTCATATTGGGTAACCGTGAGATCACAGCAGAAGGTGTGAACTACAGCCCGTCATCGAATGCCACTGCGGAGATTGCCGCCTACTACACCAAGAAAGGCACGGTTGCTGAGTGGAAAAAAGTTGCCAACATCTATGGAGCACCGGGGAATGAGGTACGTGCGTTCACTTTGTTCGCAGGGTTTGGTTCAGCGTTGTTCAAGTTCACGAAGCTCAACGGTGCGATCATTCACCTGACAAACAACGGCTCCGGTGTAGGCAAGACAACCATCCAGTACATGGTCAATAGCATCTGGGGTAGGCCCGTTGAACCGTTGCTGAACCAAGAGGATAAGTACTTGGCACGTATGCACCGTATCTCGGTGCTTGGCAATTTGCCGGGAACTATTGACGAACTTACCAACATGGTTGACGAGGAAGTCAGCGCGATGGCTTATGCCATTACGCATGGCCGGGGCCGCAACCGCATGCAGTCACAGACCAATGCTGAACGTAGCAATTTGCTGCGTTGGTATTTGATTGCGATTACATCAGGCAACAAGAGCCTATACGACCAGTTGTACAACCTCAAAGACTTTCCAGAGGGCGAACTGATGCGGATACTGGAGTTCGCGGTATCTAAGAACGACAGCTTCAGCAAGGCTGAGTCAGATGCGATGTTCAACCCCATGTACGAGAACTACGGTGTAGCAGGTGAAATCTTCATACGGTATGTAATTGCCAACCTGCCTGAAGTTCAGCGGCTACTAGAGAAGGTTCAGCGCAAGTTTGACAAGGCCGCAGGGTTCACACAGCGTGAGCGGTTCTGGTCAGCAACAGCAGCATGCGCTCTGACATCAGGCATCATCACCAAGAAGTTGGGCTTGCACGACATTGACGTTTCGGCAGTCTACAAGTGGGCGGTGGAGACCCTGAGCAATATGCGCCTTGAAGTGCGCTCTGATGGCATGACACCTTTGAGTCGCATCGGCCAGTTCTTGAACGAGAAGAACAACAACATGTTGATCGTAAAAAGCACAGTTGATAAGCGGTCAGGGTTGTTTGAAGCGCCAATCAGGGAACCCCGTGGGGAGTTGATGACCCGTTACGAACCTGATAAGAAGATGTTGTACATATCTGCAAAGGCATTGCGTGAATGGTGCAGTGATAGCCAAATCTCCTATAAGATGTTGTGCTCTGACCTTCAAAAGAATAACATCACCAAAGGCGTTATTAAGAAGAGCATGTCTAAGGGATCTGATATGACTACACCGTCGGTGTTCGCACTAATGATTGACTGCTCTGTTGCTACTGAACTTGATCCAGAAGTAGAAACTACCAAACATGACGCTAACGGCTGATACTGTACCAGTTGCTGTAGAATGGCATAAGTTTGTAGTGGGTAGCTCCTTCTACATCCCGTGCCTAGATCGCCAAGGTATTGCGGATCAAATTACCGCCTCGGCCAACGAGCGCGGCATGAACATCAAGTTCCGTTTTGTTTTGGAGAATGGCACCCAAGGCGTGAGATTCTGGCGAATCACTTAACAATGTGCTAGAGTTCTCCCTAGCAACATGTTACTCTCTCCTTTGGTTGCTATCTCCTCGAACCCCGGCCTAGTGTCGGGGTCTTTTTTTAGTCCCCGTATGTTTCTGCGGCGGCTTGCTTCAAATAGGGAGCCAGCTTACGATCAAGCTGAACCCCATGGTGCATTTCATTTGTGATGCGTTCACGTGCTTTCACTGACTGTGTGATTGTCTTTTCACTGATACCCAATTCAGGGTACTTATCACCAAGCTCAAACAGTTTCTCACGTGCCTCCATCATGCCGTCAGCGTCACCCTCACGCATCGCCGCATAGTACTTCTTCAGCGCGTTCTTCTCTATAGACCTGATGGCCTTACCCTTTTCGCTCAAGTACGCATTCTCTTCGTACTGTTTAATCAAGTCAGCAGGGGCAAAGCCAAGCACTTGCATAGCAGCGTTAGCGCCATTTACATCTCCAACTGCATCACCGCGCAAAGTGTTAGCATCTTCAATCGCATAGCGGCCACCCTTCAAGATGTTGCGCAGACTTATAGGCAAAACGGCCTCAATACCACGCTCCCACTGACCTTCGGCAATCAAGTCTTTACCGCGC